CAGACCCTGCAGGTATACGCTTATTCAAGTCCATAATCAAGGAGGGCAAGGTTGTTGAGGTTACTGAGCAAAACCTCGATAAGCTTGTACATTACTTCCAGCAGCGTATGGGCCTTGAACTCAAAGAAGACCTGGAGAAGGCCTTACAAGGGACTACGCAGGAAACACCGCAAAGCACTACGGTGGAACCCGATAAGGAGCCGGAAAAGGTTGCCAGGGGGCCGGAAAAGACAGGCAAACCTGTAGTTACCCTGTTTGGCTCCAAGCCTACAGAAAAGTAGGTGGTGTTTTATGACCTGGACGTATTCAGGTAATCCTGAAAGCAGCGAACTAGATTTCTATCGCTTCTCTATAGGTGACACAATTCAGAGNGATGGTATACTACAGGACGAAGAGATCAATTTCGTGTTGGAGAAATACCAAAGCCACAATGAACGTATGTATCACCTGTATGACGCTATGTCTTCTTTGTTTGCTAGACGCATACGAAAGTCGCTTGGACCTCAGTATGAGGACCCCAGAACGACTATCGAATATTTTAAAGCTAAGAGAGAAGAATACAGGCGTCTTATAACCGCTGGTTCCGGTTTTTCTATACCGGTATCTAAGAAGTCCTTCTGGAAAGGTATGCATGATAATGTTTAAGTCACTCAAGTCCTGGGCTACTATTCCTATCACTATACATCCATTTGGTGGATTTGATGGCGCGGGCGATATTGTGTTTATGAGCGACGTACCCTCAGAATGCTATGCAGAACATCGGGTGAAAGTTGTGACAGATCGTAGCGGTAAGGAAGTGGTATCTAACACCACTATTTATATTGATGCGACTGCTTACAACATATCCGATCATGATGATATTACATTTGAGGGTAAACGGCGCCGTATCAAATCATTGGATGCTTTTTATGATGGTAACATAAGAAGCATTTGGGTGGTGCATATCTAATGGCTAAAGCTGGACGTTTTGGACTGCGGTTAAACTACAGTGAAGTAGAACGAAATCTGAACGTCGTCATAAGCAAGGTAGGGCGTGGTACACGCAAAGCTACAGTGCAAGCGTGTGAAGACATAAAGCGTCTATCATTGCCACAGGTGCCTGTAGAAACAGGCTCCCTGGTAAGTACCTTTTATTACGACGTTCGCGGCTCTTCAAAGACTGGTTTTTATGCTGAGCTAGGATATGGCGGACCTAAGGACCGTATGAACCCGAAGGGTAAATTGGTATCCGAATACATGGTAGCTGTCCATGAGGATTTGTCCGCTAAGCACAAGGTTGGCAAGGCCAAGTTCCTAGAAGACCCGGTAAGGGAGTACGCTGCTCGTTTTGGACCTAGGTTTGCACACGTTATCAAGCAAGAAACTGGAATGTAAGGAGGTGTACCTGTGGCAGATCTATTGTCCGATTTGGAGACTTTCCTAATGGCAAGCAACGCTGTAGGATCTGCAACTGTATTTCGTGATACTATCCGTGAAACGGAAGGTATGGTTATTGCTCTGTACGAATACATGGGTACAACACCTATTCCACAGATTGACGGTGCTACTAGGGCTGTGCAGGTTGTTGTAAGGGATAAGAGCGCCACAGCTGCCAAGGAGAAAGCCAGGGAGCTGTACAATGTATTGGCCCCTGACGACTCAGGAATCAAATATTTAACCAATGAACGTTGGTGCCTGCTGAATATAAAGCAGCCGCCGTTCAAAATAAAAGTCGATGAAGAAGACCGGAGCTACTACGGCTTCAATATCGACATTACTACTTATACAGATTAGGAGGTATAAAAATGCCAGGTGTAAAGATTGGCCTTAACAACTTGGTTTACGCCAAGCTGATCAGCGACCCGGAACCTGGGCAAGGTAATGCGGTGTATGATACCGTAAAGCCTATCCGTGGTGCTATCCAGGCGAACATCAACCCTAACTCGTCCACCGAGACTCTGTTCGCTGACAACGGCCCATTCGATACCGCGTCCACTACCGGTCAGATTACGCTTGAGCTTAACGTCGCTGATATTCCTCTTGAAGTTCAGGCAGACTTGCTCGGTGCAACGATCGCTGGCGGCGTACTGATCAACAAGGCAGAAGACATTCCGCCTTGGGTAGCCGTAGGCTTCAAATCCCTGAAGTCCAATGGTAAGTACCGGTACGTATGGTTGGCCAAGGGTAAGTTCAGTATCCCGGAAGACAACAACGAATCCAAGACGGATTCTATCAGCTTCCAAACGCCTACCATCCAAGGCTCCTTCGTCAAGCGCGATTGCGACGATGAATGGCGTCGTATGATCGACGAAGACCATATCGACTACATTCCTGCTATGGGTGCCAACTGGTTCAACAACCCTTACGGTGGTTCTGCAGATACTACTCCACCTTCCGTATCTAGTGTAGTACCTGCTGATGGCGCCACAGGCGTATCTGTTAGTGCGTCTGTAGTTTGGACGTTCAGCGAAGCGCTGGCTCTGTCCACAGTTACCAAGGGCAACTTCTTGGTATTCAAGACATCGGATGGAACACCTGTAAACGGTGCTCTGACCATCAATTCTGCGAGAACCGTTGTGACATTCACACCGACCTCTAACCTGAGTGCGTCCACGGATTACACGGCCGTTGTAAGTCCGGACGTCAAGGATGTTGCAGGCAACGAACTCGGCACTGCCTACATCACAAGCTTCACTACGGTCTAATTATTAAGTGCATCATGGTAACACCCATGGTGCACTTAAATTAAACAAAAATGGAGGGTTTGAACATGGCTAAAGCTAAAAATATTAGGACAGAAAAGGTTACCATTGAGCTTGGTGGTAAGACGCGTTCCATTAGCTATGACATGAACGCGTTTATTGAGCTGGAGCTTAAGTTCGGTTCTGTGCAGGCCGCTATGGAAGCGCTGCAGCAAGGTACAATGAAGAACCTTCGCATCATTCTTTGGGCAGGTCTCATTCATGAGGAAGCCGTGTTTGATGAAGTGACAGGTGAACCAGTCAGCTATAACATTACTCCGTATCAGGTGGGCAGCTGGGTGCAGCCTAGACAGATGCCTGAGATCAGCCAGAAGATCGTACAAGCAATCGGCATCGGGTTACCTGATGATTTAGAGGAATCTCCGGAGGCAAAGAAGTTGCTGGAAGAGCATGGCTTCACAATCAAGAACGGCGAAGTAGCGACTGTTGTACCGGATGAGGACGAAGCAAAAAACTAATCGAGAGCGTCGTTGCAGACTCTATGCCTGTAGATGACGCATGGGATTGGCCTACATTGTTATATGTAGCCACAGTTATTCTTAAAATGCCCGAGGCTAAATTCTGGCGTATGAAGCCAAGAAAGCTGCGGGCTTTATCAAAGGCTCATTTGGACCTTAATTCACCACCGTCCGATAAAAAGGACAAGCCAGCAGGTTTCATAGATCAAGTACTGTAGGAAGGAGGCTGTCGCCGTGGCGCTTAATGTTGGACGTATTGAAGCACAAGTATCTGCAGACTTATCGCAGTTTACAAAAGCTATGGGGCAAGTACAAAAAGTCCTTAAGCAAATGGGTGCGAACTTCAATACAGAGTTCAATAAAGGAAGTAATGCTACTCAGAAGCTTAATAAAAGACTTGAGGAGATGCACAAACACCTTAAAGATGTAGATCGCATTGTAAGCGGCATTATCATTGCTCAGGTCTTTTATAGCGCCGTTAATGCTATCCAGAATGCCACATCTTCCGTTATACAATTTAAAGGTGAGATGGAAAAGGCGCAGATAGCTATGGAGTACTTCCTGGGTTCAACTGAACGCGCAGAGGCTTTTATCTACAACATGAAAGACTTTGCGGCAGTTACCGCCTTCTCTACTGAGCAAGCACTTATGCTTTCGCGTAAACTAATGGGCGCGCAATTCAGGCCTGAAGAACTGAGAAGCGTCATGGAAATACTTAACGATGCATCTGCTGCTACTGGTGCTAGTGCAGAGCAACTCGATCGTATCGTTCTTGCTATTACCCAGATGCGTACCAACGGCCGTATTATGGGTCAGGAACTCAGACAGTTGGCTGAAGCAGGTATCCCAATCTATCGTATACTGCAGGAAGAATTGGGTCTTACTGCTGAGCAAATGGCGCGTATCGGTGACCTTAAAATAGAAGGTGACATCGGTGTAGCTGCGGTTCTGAAAGGGTTACAGCGTAGATACGAAGGTGCCGCTGAGCGTATCGCAATGACCATACCAGGTCTCACCGAAACTATTAAGGATAACTTATTGTTCATTGTATCTGACGCCATAGAAGCACCGTATGAATCAATGCGTCAAACGCTTACCAAGTGGCGTAACCTCCTAGAGGATATGCGGTATACTATGATGGAAAGCGGTCTTGGAGGTGTATTTGAGAAGTTTGTACCAGAGCACCTACACACCTCCATAAGGGCACTTATTGCAAGCTTGATAGAGCTAAAGAACGCTTTCGGTAGGCTATTCAGCGCATTAAAGCCGGTATTTGCATTGCTTACAGATGCCACAATAAAAGTATTTGGTGCTGTAATACCTGTTCTTACATTTGTCGTCGACGTCATCTCTAGAATGATACAGCATGCAATGCAAGCCCATCCGGCTATAAAGTTACTCATCACCGCTATGGCCGGACTCATGATCGCCGGAACTGTAGCTAGAACCCTCATGTTCCTATACGCTGCATTGCGCTTGAATACAATAGCGGCCGCTGTAGCTTGGGCGTTCAATATGCTGTCTAGAGCACTTGGCGCGCTCGCGCTCGTGCTGTCTAAGAATCCTATAACTGCTCTTATAATGATTGCCGCGGCTGCCCTTGCATACCTAGCACTTAATTCCAAAATAGCTAGTGAATGGTTAGATCATCTAACTGCTAAACTGTCTAAACTTGCCGGCATAAACATCGATGATATTCTACAGCCTACAGACGGCAAGGCTATTGAGGAATGGTACGAGCAGTTTAATGAGCAGTTCGATCGAATGAACGATGACCTACGTAGCGTAGGTCAAAATGCTGAGAAAGCCGGTAAGAAGGTCAATGATAAGTTTGTAGCATCCTTCGACGAATTGTATTTGATACCTGATAAGTTGGATGACTTGAATGATGAACTTGACCTTCCTGCATTGGATGACTTGCCTGAAGTAACTATACCTAAGTTANCGGACAATCTGATCAATCCTGGTACATCGCCTGGAGGTAATGGCTTTGATTGGGATATTCCATTCATGCCACCTGCTAAGGTCGACAAGCCTAAGGACGGCGACGGTGGTAGCGATGGTATCAATAAGGGGGTTGACGCGGTAACCGTTGCCCTCGCTAATTTGAAAGAAGCGTTGAAAAACGCTCAAGAAAAGGCAAAGGAATTTAAGGCCCAAGCGGGTGCCGCTATAAGCAGCTGGGCTATCGAGTCTAAAACTGTACTAGAAGGGTGGGCAGTAAATACTTCTGCTTCTCTTTCAAACTGGCTAGCAGAAGTACAGGCACAGTTTGAAGCAACTATGCCTGAGTTAGAGGTTGTTACAGAAACATCGTTTGAAGGAATCAATGATACTTTGACGGTATTCGGTGACAACCTTGTAGCTACCTCCGTAACTATGACCACTGTAGTTGCAGCAATGGTCGCTAGCTGGCAAAGTATGCTGCAAAACATGAATATGGCCACTGCTGTTGAATTGCCCGCTATAAAGGCTCTGTGGGCTATGTTCTTAGCTAACTTGTCCACAGAAACTGAAACCTTTAAGACCAATCTCCTGACAACATGGCAGAATATGGGGCTTGATTTAGAAACAAGTACAAGCGCTATTTCTACCATTAATAGCCTACTGTGGAGTGTATTTACAGCGGGGCTTGGTTCTTTGACAGCGGCTTTAAAAGACTCGGTAACAACAACCTGGGAAGACATGAAGGTTAATGTTACTACAATTACTGAAGGGCTGTCTACTTCGGTTACTACTGCTTGGCAAGCGATGCTAGATGCTGTAACACTTTCAAGCTTTAAGACGCTGCTATCTGATATGCCGCTGATGTGGGAGATGGATAGAGTACTTGTAGAAGGCACTGTAGAAAGCTTAGTGTCTAATGTGCTAGCAACTTTTGCATCGCTGCCTTTGACACTACCGTCTATAGTGGCACAAATACCGCCCATCTTCGAAGGCATAAAGCCAGCTATACAGTCTGTATTCGAAAATCTTGGACAAAGTGCTATTGATTCTATCCATAGCGCTGCTCAAGGTATAGCAGTTGTAATTGCTGGGCTGGCAGCATCCTTAAGCGCGCTGACTGGGAAAACATACAATATCAATACGAACATTCCGAAGCCATCACTTAATACAGGGGCTTCCAAAGCGCCTGCTGCAGCACCTGCTGGTGCACCTACTGTTACTGAGCAACAGGCTAAGGAGCTTAAGGATAAGATCTTCTGGTCTAGCAAGGCAATAGAAGAAGCTTCCAAGAATGTTCCTGCTACCCAACCATCTGCAGCGCCTGCTACTAGTAGCCCATGGGATGTTTTCAAGAATATCTCGTTGGAAGATATGCTACCTAAGTATACGTTCAGTGACATTAAAGACGTCATTGAACAAGAGGCCGCTAAACCTCAAAACCAAGCCGGTCTTACGCTTATGAGCATCTTTGCCGGCGGTGGCGCTGCGTTGAAGGGTTTAGGCACTGCTTTGAAATACTGGGATGACGTGGTAGCCGGTCTTAAGTCTGGACTTAGTGCTTTGCCAGGTTTTGCTACCGGTGCGGTTATAGACCGTGAGATGTTTGCACGCGTCGGCGAACGTAACAAGCGTGAAGCGATTATTCCATTGGAGAACTCCTCGTACATGCGCCCCTTCAGCGCTGCTGTGGCAAATGACCTGTTTGATATGCTGTATGAGGCTGGCCTTGGCGGGTATCAGCAGAGCTCCCGTGTTGATGACAGACCTATACTGTATGTAGGAACACTTATTGCAGATGACCGCTCGCTCAAGGAACTGTATAGAAAGATGGAAGTAATTGAAATGAACGAAAGACAACGGAAGGGGCTGACATAACAATGGCTTATATGATAAGAGATATAAGAGGCATTGTAGTTAAACAGCCTTCTGAGCTGGAGATTGAGACGTTCAACCTTACCAAAGGTGGGCGTCTCGCCTCTGGTAAAATGACTATTGACATTATTGCAAAAAAGCGTAAGTTTTACTTCGCTTATGAAGTGCTGTCTGGCCCTGAGTTCGATAAGATACGCTTGGCGATCGATCACCCAGACTACGCATTTTTCCCATTAAACTACAGGGACAATAATGTGGATAAAACCGCTATCGTGTATGCAGGTGCTATCAAAGCACGTCGCTTTAGGACCGACGGTATATGGTACTGGAGAGACGTTAAGTTCGACTTGATCGAGCAGTAGAAAGGGGCTGAGCAAAGTGTCCGAAGAATTTATTTCTATGCAGCAGATGTACGATGCTTGGGATACCCTGGAAAAAGTAATGGATTGGCCTAGCCGCCAAGTATTTGCCAAAGTGGAGATCCAATACACAGAACCTCTTAAAGATGAGACATTAGTTATAACAACTCCTGCAACAGCTAGATTTACATCTAGCTCTTTTTTAAGTGACGGCATAAATGAACCTTCTTTTAAGTGGGCTTCTCTGCATGAAAATAAACTGGACGGCAGCTACCACCCGTTACCGAGTAATGACAACTACTCAGTAGGTTGGTGGGGATCTGTACTATCAGATGCCAATGGATACTTCGCGTCTCCGCAGAAAATAACCATTGAATTTTCGCCTAGATCCCTAACATCGGTACAGGTATCCGGCGACTCTGCTCTAGGGTGTTATCCTGTAGATTTTACCTACAAGCTGTTTGACGAAGATAATAATCTACAGCACACCATAACGGTTACAGGTAACACAGAAGTACACTGGGAATCCAATGTACCGTTATTGCCTAATACCACAAAAGCAGAAATTGAAGTCACTAAAATAAGTAAGAGTCATCATAGCTTGAAGTTGCTTGAACTTATTACTGTCATTATTCAGACCTATGAACGTGATATGCTTGAAAGCGTACAGCTGCTAGAGGAAGTTGGGTACGTCACTGGCTCTGTGCCTATTGGCAATATCTCGTCCAATGAGGTTGACGTAACTATCAGCAACGCGGATCGTAGATTTGATCTGGATAACGAGGATTCTCCATTGTACGGCTTTATTAAGCGGCATCGACGCGTCAGAGTTTGGTTCGGTGCAGAAGTAAATGGTAACATCGAATGGTCCCTTATGGGTGTGTATTGGACAACATCCTGGGATATTCGTGACGACCTTCTTACTGCGACCCTAACGGCAAGAGACCGTCTTGAATTGCTTCGTCTTTCTTTTATACGNGCNCCTATCTTCCAGAACAAATCGCTGTATTATCTGTTCGACTATGTGCTGCGCGATGCGGGTCTCAAGATAGAGGAGTTCGAGATTGACCCAGACCTCGAGGATATTATCATTCCTTATGCCTGGTTGGACAATATAACTCATCGTGAAGCGCTTGCTCGCTTAGCTAAATGTGGTATTGTACAGGTGTACTGTAAGCGTGATGGTAAAATTAGGGTCAATAAAAGCCTCGATGCTCCTGCAGATATTGCCCACGTATTTGACGAATCGACTAACGTATATAGCTCCAGACATCCATTAGCCGTCACAGAGCAAGTTAACTATGTAGAGGTTGTTCATCAGCAATGGGCACCTACACCTGGTGTAGAAGTCTATAACTCTGAAGAGGCCTTTACTATCAATGCAGGCGAGACTTATGTGCACCAGATCGAGTTTAATAGGGGCCCTGTAGTAAGTATCTCTACTCCTGTAGTTACAGCTTCTGGTACAGTTACAATAGAAGGCTATACGTTATACGCGACTGGATTGGAGCTGCGTTTAAAAAATACTTCGGGTAGTATAATTACAATATCATCAATCAATATAACAGGCACCATCCTTGAGGAGCAGAGCCGAGGCACCGTAATAGCTAAGGACGACAGAGCTATTTCACAGGACGGTAAAATTGGAGTGTCTGTTAGTGACGTTTTGATACAGTCACAATCCTATGCTGTAGAACTGGCAGATCAAATTCTGCAAACGTACAAAGACTCTCGCCTAGACGTTGTGATAGAGAACCGTGGCAACGTGGCTGCCCAATTAGGCTCTAGGGTGAAGTTTGTAAAAGAAAATGGCAAGGAGTCTGAATATATGGTTACTAGGCAGACTATGACATGGGCTGGCTACCTGGAAGCTACGACAGAGGGTAAGCGTTTATAAGAAAGGGGGTGAACCTGTAATGGTTTGGACTGCNCCGAAGACTGACTGGNCACCTGAAGATGGCATTGCGGATGTAGATCTTAATCGTGTCGAAAGTAACCTGCTTCATCTGTACAATCTGCTCATGACAGGTGGTGATCTCACAGGTCTAATTAATATAGCTGGCCCTAAA